AGCGCAGCTGAGCACAGCACGATGAAGCTGGACAGGGTCAACGCCTCTGGCGTTCCGGCCGTCTGCAGTTCGACCATGTGCAGGTGGAAGTCACGTTCGGTCGGGTGGATCGACGCGCTCACGCGGCCCGCATTGGCCTTGAAGTAGTCGAAGGCCACGCGCACCGGCTCGCGCGTAGTTGGGCCCGACACCGACAGCTTGCCGCCGCCGGCCATGGCCTGAATCTCCATGCGGTAGACACCAGGCATGCCGCCGTCGCCCATGGCGACGGTGTGCAGGACGCCTGGCGCCAGGCGGCCTTCGGGGATCAAGCCGCCACCGCCCTGTTCCGGCACGGAGATGAAGCGCTCCTGCATGTCCTCCAGGTCGATGTAGGAGAAGTGCACGTCGTAGAACTCCATGCCGCCGATCTTCTTGAGCTGCTCCTTCACGCGTCGGCGCGTCTGCAGGGCGTACTCCAGGCACTTGCGCACGGTGTCCTTGGTATATGCGCCGTCAGGGCATATCAGCTTCAACAGGCCTGACACCGTCCGCCGCACGGCAATGGTGTCGCGCTGGTTGAGGTTGTTGCCCAGCTTGAAGAACTTGTCGATCGCGTCAGCGAAGCTGCGCTTGCGCATCTCGCGCGCCCACTCGGCCAGGTAGTCGACGATCAGGCCGTACTGATCGGTGAAGAACTCAGGCCGCATCTTCGGAATCTCCCAGCCCGGCACATAGGCATGGAAGCGGTCGAAGAAGGCCGAGTCGATCATCACGTCCGGGAACGGCGCGAACAGGTGGCTGGTCTTCACCAGCGTTTCCACGGTCTGGCCCTGCGGCAGGTTACCGACGAAGACCATCGCCGCGCTGGCGTTGATGGACTCGCGGCCCCGGCTGAACGAACCTGAGGCCATGTAGTCCTTCATGATCTGGACGCCGTCCTGGTCCTTGAAGTTGATGCCGGCCACCTCGTCAAAGGCCACCACGTCCCACAGGCCCACCAGCCCCACCTTGCGGGCGCTCATGTTGTAGAACAGGTTTGCGACCGTGGTCTGGCCACCGGACACCAGGATCGAGTTCGGGCTGATTTCCTTGTAGATATGGCTCTTGCCCGTACCGCGCGGCCCCAGCTCGCACAGGTTGTAGTTGTTCTCCACCAGCGGGATCATCCGCGCCAGCAGGTGCCACTTCACCCGGTCCTTGAAGCAGGTGGGCTCCATGCCTGTCGAGCGCAGCAGCGCGTCGATCCACTGCTCTTCCGTGAATCCCTTCCGGCCAGCAAACAATTCCTCCATGTCCATGTTCGGCATCTGGATGGGCTTGAGGTCCGACACCACGAAGGGCGACGTGCGCTGGTTCTCCTCGAACCGGTAGTTCAGCGTCACGATGCACCAGATGCCGCCCACCAACAGCTTCTCGAACTGCCGCACGTAGGAGTCGGGCACCTCGGCGTTCTTGATGCCCAGGTTGGACAGCAGCGCCTCGTAGGCGTCGCGGTTCTCGTTCAGCTTGACGGTGACCTTGTCGATCACCTTGAACGAGCCTCGCTCGCGGATCTTGCTCTTGACCTTCTCGGCCTCGTCCGGCCGCACGTAGTTTTCGGCCAGCACGTTCTTGACGGTGACCAGGCCTGCACGGATGGTCTCGGCGTCGTCCGAAGCACAGTACATGCCCAGCAGGTACTCCAGCACGTAGACGGGAACGTTGGCCCCTTCCTTGATGAGCTTGGTCAGGTCCTTGCGCACCACGCGCCCGCCAAAGCGCTCGTTGAGCAGCCTGTCCAGGCCCGGGTCGATGGTGGCGGCGGATGTCGAACTGGCCTGTGCGGTATCGTCAGCCATGGTGGCCCCTAAAAGTCATTGCTGAAAGCCAGGTCGATGCGCAGCGGCGCCCGCCAGGCCTCGGCCTTGGTCTTCGCGTCACGCGCGACTAGGAAGTAGTCCTTCGTGCGGTCGTAGCTGCCGGCGGCCAGCGTCAACATCACCGAGCGCTTGCGCTCGTCAAGCATCGGTGAGGTGCTGTCGAAGGTCAGTATCTGCTCATCGCTGACGGACTGGTCGCCGTCGCGGATGGACAGCAGCAGCGTCACCGGCAGCACACGCTCAGACACCGCCTCGGTCTGGATGAACTCGAAGCGCTGCTTGTTGGTGACCACCTTGTTGCTGGACCCTAGTAGGCTCACTTCCACCTGCCGTGTCTTGGCCTTCTCGGTGTCGCTCTCCTTCACCACGATCACCGGCACGACGATCTCTTGTGGCATGGCGCTGCCATGCACGAAGCGCGCGCCCCCGACGAAGTGGAACCGCCCGGCGCCCTTGGGCACCAGGAAGTCCAGGCTGCCCGTGCCTTCATCGGTGCCTGCCGTGGTGGCCGTGTTGCCCGCCCAGGCGTTCTGCATCGGCCACATGCCGCGGCCCAGGATGTAGCGCTTCTTGGGCTTCAACACGCCCGGCATACCTTCTTCCACGGTGTGCCGGTCCGCCTCATCCAGTGCTGACTCCTGGTACATGAAGCCGTGGTCGGCCGTGACGAAGATGGTGGAGCCGTTCAGGTTGTTGACGATGAAGCTCACCAGTTCCGACAGCTCCTTGATCGCATTCGCCGTCGCCTCGAAGGTCTTGGTCTCAGACCCACGCTTGTCGCCGATCATGTCGATGAGGTCGTGATAGACGTAGACGACCTTGTGCGGCTTGACGAACTCGCGGCCCTTGTCCTTGCCCTTCTCCATCAGCGCGTCGCGGCCGATGGCCACGCCGCCGTGTGCCGCCAGGATGGCCGAGCGCTGTTCCAGCGTCGACGACGGCTGGCCATCCACCGTTACTTCCAGCGACGCGTTGCCCTTGTAGGCTAGCCGCTGGTGCGGTAGCAGGCTGGCCATACCCAGCGCGGTGTAGCTGGGCAGAACGCCCAGCATGGCCTCCAGGCGGGCCTTCACCCGGCTGCGGCTGTTCAGCTCATCCACCAGCTCGGCGGCCGCCTCGAAACGGAAGGCATCCGAGATGACCACGAACACCCGCTTGGCGCCGCCATCAAAGGCAGGCGCCACATGGCGTGCGTAGAAATTCTCACAGCAGATCTTCCGTCTGTCGCTTGGCGAGGACTCCTTACTGCCGCTCACCGACAACGTGGAGATCAGTGGCAACAGCATGGCCTTCCCTAAGGACGAGACCACGCCCTGGGGCACCAATGGCATCCGTGCCTACTGGCAAGGTGAGGCGGCCTCGGCAGTCGCCACCAAGCCTGTTCTGGGTCTCTCGACCCTGCGCCTGAAAAAACTCATGGCGCTGGTGCCTACGACCGACGAGTTGCTGGATGACGCCAACGCGCTCACGAGCTACCTGCCCGAGAAAGTCGCCGACTCGATTCGCTGGAAGACCAACGAGTCGATCCTCTTTGGCGCGGGCAACGGAGTTCCGATCGGCGCTCTGACGGCCGGCGCAACCGTTACCGTCGTCAAAGAAAGCGGTCAAGCCACGCAGACGCTGCTGCCGCAGAACCTGGCTAAGATGATCTCGCGACTACCCACGGGCAGCTTCGCCCGCTCGGTCTGGATCGTGAACAACGATGTGCTGCCAGCGCTCTTTACCCTGACCCTGGGCAACTACCCGATCTATCTGCCCAATGGGCTGTCGGTTGGCGGCATTCAGGTCTCGCCTTACGGAACTCTGCTGGGGCGCCCGGTCTTCGTCTCGCAGCACGCCAACACCTTCTCGGGGCAAGGCGATGTGCTGCTGGTCGACCTGTCGTATTACCAGACGATCACCAAGGCTGGTGGCCTGCAGACCGCAACCTCGATGCACCTGTACTTCGATGCTGATCTGACGGCCTTCAGGACCACCTTCCGTATGGATGGTCAGTCCAAGGTGTCCGCACCGATCTCGCCGGCCAAGGGCAGCGCAACGATGTCCCCGTTCATTCAACTGGGCGCGCGCTGATCGCCCTAACTTTTAAGGAGAACACTCATGTTTCCCAGGCGTTGTCCCGAAGTCTGTTGAACGCTGCCGGATGACGGCTCCTCATTCCTGATGCTACGCGGCCTTGCGTTCGGCGTCGATGACGCCGGCGAACTTGGCCTTCAATGCGGCCAACAGAGTCTTCATGTCGCGGTGCCCGCGAAGCTTTCTGAATCGACCCTTGGCATCGCTCAACGCGCCGGCGATCCAGCGCAGCGTCATCTGCCCGTCCTTCCATCGTTTGACGTTGCGCGTGAAGTGGGCGATCGAGCCGTTGAAGTTCTCGATCGGGTTGGTGGTGCGCAGCGTTCGGTACAGCGCCCCGGCGATGCCCAGCGCCTGCACCGTCAGGGTGTCGTCCAGCCCCTCGCGCAGGCTGGCCGCGGCACCGGGGTGCTTGGCGCTCAGCGAGGCCGCCAGTCGCTGCAGTTGCTTCTTGGCCAACTCGGCGTTGCCGCCGTCCCAGGCGTCGCGCATGGCACGACCCACGCTGGCGTGCAACTCCTGCGGCAGGTGCTCGATCACGTTGCGCCGCTTGTGCTCCTGGCAGCGCTGGATGAGGGCCAGGGCGCCGAAGCATTCGACGATGGCCTTGCGCAGGGCCTTGCCGCCGTCGATCACCCACAGCCGCGCGCGGTCGGCGTCGAGCCCACGATCGACCAGGTCGCTGAGCAGCGAGCGCACCACCCGGCTGGCCTCGGTGGAGCCCTCGCGCAGCCCCAGGACGTGCTTGTTTCCCTTGGCGTCGATGCCCAGCGCCACCAGGATGACGCGGTCGCGGAAGTGGATGCCGTCGATCATCACGACCGGCAAGTCCAGATCCTTGATCGAGGCGTACAGCCATTCGTGCAGCTGCGCCTGACTCAGCGCAACCCAGCGCCGCGACACCGAGCTCTTGGACACCGACAGCGGCTCGTCGGGCTCAGGCAGCTTGTCCAGGGTACCGGCATAGCGGCGCGTGGACACCCCAGCGGCCAGCGAGGCCAGCGTGGCCATGTCCAGCGGATCCGTGTCGGCCGCCCACGCGAATGTGGGCAGCTCCAGCTCACCGTGCTGCAGGCTGCGTGCCCGAGGCTTGGACACCGCGATGCGCTGGCCACCCAGTACGACACTGGACCTGGTCGTACCGCCACGCACCGCCTTGCGACCAGGATCGGGCATGTTCTTGGCGCCGCACAAGGCCACGCGGTCGGCCTCCATCATTGCAGCCAAGACCTGCTTGCCAGCGTTCACGCACAGGCCGTAGAAGGCCTGCTGCACGTCGTGCAGCACCCCTTGTACGTTCAACGAGAGCTGCACTTGCGCTGCCGGTACTACCCGCACCGCGGGCTTCATGCGAGACTTCATTCCGGTGGTTCCTTTCTTTGCTTGCTAGGCACCTGGATGTTCGCATCCAGGCGAAAGGAACCGCCACCCTCAGCTCACTCGTTCAGCAGCTTCTGGGACATTGCCTGTTTCCCAACGCAAAGGGCAGTGAACTGCTCGCCATCCTGGCTACGCTCGATCCCTCCAGCCAAGTTGCTGGTACGGCCACCACTGGCTGGATCTCTGCAGCCAACCACCACGGCCTTCTGGCCATTGTCCAGACCGGCGTGCTCGGCACGGGCGCTACGGTCGATGCCAAGCTCCAGCAGGCCCAAGATGCCTCGGGCACCGGCGCCAAGGACATCACCGGCAAAGCGATCGCTCAGATCGTTAAGGCCAGCGGTGACAACAAGCAGGCGCTCATCAACGTCAAACCCGAGGACCTTGATACGGTCAGTGGCTTTGGCTTTGTTCGCCTGTCGGTCGCGGTGGGAGTGGCAGCAAGCCAGACCGCCGCGCAGGTGTTGGGCATCAACGCCCGTGAACTGCCAGCAAGCACGGCCAACCAGGCTGCTGTCGTCCAGGTCGTCTGATGCCGCTGCAACTCGTCACCCCACCCGCGCAGGAGCCCGTCTCGCTTGCCGAGGCAAAGCAACATCTGCGGGTGGACGGTGGCGATGATGACCTGCTGATTGGCTCGCTCATCACCGCGGCCCGCCAGGCAGCAGAGACCAAGACCGGCAGGCAACTGATCACTGCTCGCTGGAAGCTGGTGCTCGATGCCTTTCCTGGGTCGTCACTCATGCAATCTGCCACCGGCGCATCATTTAGCTTGCCGGGTCACGCGATCCTGCTCGCCAAATGCCCGGTCCAGGCGGTGGTGAGCATTGAGTATCTGGACATGAATGGCGCCACGCAGGTGATACCAGCCGGTGACTATGTGCTCGATGTGGCCTGCGAGCCGGCACGCCTGACGCCAGTATTTGGCAAGACCTGGCCGCCTACCTTGCCTCAGATGGGGGCTGTTTCAGTCACCTTTGATGCGGGCTACGGCGCTGCCGTAGGGGGACGTGATCTGCCCCTCAAGGCCTTCCGGCGTCAGACCCAGATGGTGTTTCAGGACAGCTACGCCTCGCTCAACCCTCGCCTGACCATCGAGGACTCGGTTGCTTTTGCCCCGCAGGTGCATGGACTGCCGCGCAGCGAAGCCGTGAGCCGGGCCCGCGACCTGCTCTCGCGTGTCGGCCTCGAGCCCCGGCGCTTTGCCGAGCGCTATCCCCACGAGCTCTCGGGCGGGCAGCGACAGCGGGTCAATATTGCGCGCGCTCTGGCCTTGCAACCCCGGCTGATCATTCTCGACGAGGCCGTCTCCGCGCTCGACAAGTCCGTTGAGGCCCAGGTGCTCAACCTGCTGCTCGACCTCAAGGAAGCCTTCGATCTGACCTACATCTTCATCAGCCACGACCTCAATGTGGTGCGGTTCATGAGCGACCGCGTCATGGTGATGTACCTCGGTCAGGTGGTGGAAATCGGTGACAGCGAAGACCTGTT